TGTATAGCCATGTTAAATGACAAAGGTTATACAGCAAGTAAAGAAATCAAAGAGTTTAAAGAAGGTAAGTTTGTTATCAAGGATCTTGAACAAGGTAAGACTTGGGCAAGAAGTGTTAACAAAGTTGGCGAATACTTTCAATACTACAAGAAAAGATCTTTCGTATTAGCATTAGTAGTTGCTATGAAAGATCCTAAGTTTAAGTGGAAAACATTTGAAACTAAACTTAAGAATTTTTCTAGTAAGTTGAAAAATCAAGGTAGTCGTAATGACTTTATAGTTAATATAGAAAGACTATACAATCATATGACACCTGCAGATAAACGAATAAGATTGGAGTTGTATGACTACACAAGAAACTAAAGGAGGTTATATGTTAAATAAAATACAAAATTGGTTAATGAATGTTGCTGCCAAATGGATTTGGTTTGCAATCATGTTGCCAATTAGAATCATTCTAGGTATGTGTTTTGCTATTGCAAAGTATATGCCAAAGACTGTTCAACTACCATATAAGGTAGTTAAAAGAGATCAAGAAGAAAGGAGATGGTTTAATTAATATGACATTTATTATGTTGGTTATAATTGCAGTAATCATAGGCTATGGTATTGTACTTGCTAAAGAGAACATTGAATATGTAGAATCTATTAATCGTATGATTAGAGAAGAAAGAGAATACATTCAAATGGAAAGGAAGCAAAAATGGGAAGATACAAACAAGAAATCCTAGATCAACTAACACAAGCTGAGTTTGATTATGCAGAATGTAAAATAGATAAGCAGGAATTTTTAGCTAAAATAACTGCTTGTGGTGTATCATTACCACAAGATATACAGGAGCATATGGATAATGCCGAAGAAGCAAGATACGAATACAAAGTATCTAAGCATGAAGATAAATTCTGAAGAAATATTTATATTAAAAAAAGTATTGAAACAGTATTTATTAGAACAAGAATGTTTAGCTTATAAAGATACTCGTACAATAGATGCTTATCCTATTTACGAAAGATTAAAACATATCATTGCTTTATATGAATTAAAGAATCCTAGCGATCTAGGTAAGTAGCGTCTTACCTCTCCCTCGCAGTTAGCAGGTTGCGTTGCACCTGTATGGGTAAAAGCAACGCACAAAGCTCTCCTATGAAAAGAGAGCTGTTTTAAGAAAGAAAGAAATATAATCCGAAAGAGGTATATATATGCTTGGCGTTATCAAACAAAAATCAAAAGATCTACGCACAAATTTAAAACAAGTATTGCCGAAATTTATGAAGTTTTGGAAGTACTTATTTATTGCAGTAATATCAGGACTTATATGGAGTCTATACTTCATAGGTGCTGCTGCCGATATTTGTGAACACTATCTTAAATTTATAAAACAAGAACTGAAAGGAAAGAAAGATGTATAATGTAATATTATGGAAAGATAATGGTAATGAAGATTTCCATGTTTTTGAAACTAAACCTACGTTTCAAGATTTATATAAATTAATAAATTGTAGCACAATTGAAATAACACAAGGCTATGATCAAAATGTTTCTAATAGAACATTTGATATGTACCTAGATGAAGAAGGTAAGTTTAATTCAAATAATACTACAAACAAAAGAGCTACTAACGCTTGGTATGCATGGCAGTTAAGAACTGGTCATCAATCAATGCCAGGAGATAGTATTGTAGGAAATGTAGCAATAATTAGAAAGGTAAAAAATGCAAGTAAACAAGATACTAAAGCTGCTTAATCTCACAGGTAAAACAATACCATGTGATATGCAAGACCAATTAAGTGTAACTTATTTTTCGGAATCAAGACAAGAACCAATATCTATTGGTGATATGGATATAGTACATTTGATTAGAGCTTTTAATAAAATAAACGAAAAGAAAGAAGCAATTGATAAATTAGTTTTTGAATATATTCAAGAACAGAAAGGTAGCAATGGATCCGACAAACGATAGTTTTATGGAGTTAATTAAAATACAACAAGACGCACATAGAGGTGCATCTTTAAACGCAGAATTATTTACACTACAAAAAATGGTGATGCATCTTCAAAGTGAGATTGTAAGAGTACAAACTCTAATAGATGAAACACCAGTAGGTAAAATAATGAAACAATCAAAAGGAGAATAATATGGGATTAGATCAATACGCAGGAAGACATTGCTGGAGAAAACACGCAAGACTTCAAAAGTTTATGGCAACAATGTGGGAACAACAAAACCCAGATGTTGAACCAGATGGATCATTTAATCTTGGGTTTAATGCAGGTGATGTACCAGTTGAAATGACACAAGAGATTGTATCTAAATTAGAAGAAGCTATTAAAAATAATTATAAAGATTATGTAGCTTCAGATGGATTTTTCTGGGGACAACAGTTCCAAGAAGAAGCAGCTAAAGAATATCAAGAACAAGATCTAAATTTTTTAGCTGATTGTAAAGAAGCTCTCAGCAATAATGATACGTTATTGTATGAGTGTAGTTGGTAATAGGAGGACTATGACACCAAAAGAAAAAAAAGAGCATTTGAAATGGATTAATAGTTTTGCAAATGCAAAGACTATTACTAAATCAAATAAACCAAAGAAGAAAAAGGAGAAACATGAAACCAATAAGAAGTAATGAGCTTAACTATCTTGATCAACTTATAGTAGATAAGTTTAGAGATAGAAGACAAGACATGGAGTCTAACATTGAAGCTGATACACAAAAACAAACTGATAAAAATTATAAAGGGTTTGTTGTTAAACTTGGTATCAAAGCTGAAATGAAAGCTTTTAAAGAAGCAGAAGATAAATTAAGAAAATTTATTAAGAACAAAGAGTCTTATGAATTTACTTTATCACAAGCTAAATTAAGAGCTGCCGAAAAACTTAATGAAAAACTAAATAGTTGGTCAAGTGTAAGATCTTGGAAGAATCAATACAAAGACAGTAAAAGATTTGAAATTAAAGAAATGGAAGATCTTGAACCTGCTTTGAAGAAAGTTTGTAAACAAGAAACAAAAAGATATGTTGAAAAACTTCCTAAATACAAAGTAAAACAAGATCTAGAACTACTTGAAGAACAAGCTAGAAATGTGTTATATTCTGGTAGAGATATAATGCAAGTTTGGAAACATTTAGGTATGACATTTAAAACTTCTGGTGTACCAGTAGCTGCACCTAAAGATTTCTTACAATTAGAAAGTAAATAATGAATATAGACGAGAACATACAGTATCTCGCATCAACTGATGAAGCCTTTGCTAAAACACAAGCAGAGGTTTCATATGGTGACGATATGCTTAAACATATAAAAGGTACTTTTGTATCTGCGTCCGAAGACTCAGTATCTAAAGCTACCGAAAAATTTTATGCTTCTGTTATTTATAAAAATCATATTAATAAAATGCACAAGTTAAATGTACAATTATTAAATATGAGAAATAAAAGACGAACAGCTGAAATGAATATAGAAGTATGGAGAACACTAGAAGCATCAAGGAGAAAAGGAAATGTCTAAAGAATTATATACATATATAGGACAAGCGATCAAAGAATCTAGACGTACTACATTTAAACATAAGATTATTACACAATCTGAATTAGCAAAAGTTTGTGGAGTAACTTTTCAACAAATTCAAAAATATGAAAAAGCTAGTAATAAAATACCTTTGGATAAGTTATTAACAATCTCAAAACACGTTAATAAAACATTACTAGATTTTTTACCTGCAGATAATGTAGAAGCAGAAAGAGTAAAACAAGCCAATATTCAATCAGATAATGTTGAATTAGAATTTGTAGGAACACCAGATTCTTTACAAACAGAATCATAGTACCTCTATGGTTGGTGGGGGAAGCGAAAGTGGAACCCACCATATAATGTTGACACTTACCGAAATATCCATATATCTGGTATATATGTCAAATAAGGCACTAGGAACACAATTTCATAATCAAGTAATTCCGCAATTTGTGCAGCTGCGTAAAAAGTTAAACATCTCACAACTTGAAATGGACGAGATACTTGGTGTAGCCAAAGGTCTTGTTTCAAAGTGGGAGTGTGGTATAAGAAAACCAAGTGGTTGGTTATTCTGTTGTTGGGCAGAAGCACTAAACGCTGAAATAATAATAAAGCAAAAGGAAAAACATGGCAGTTAATCCAGACATAGAACCTCATCAAATAACAAACGATCCAGTTGTAAATGAAGTAGTTGATTTAATTATTAATAGACATTTACAAGGTATGGAAAAGTTTGGCAAAACAATGGCAGCGAATGAACGTCCAATAAATGAATGGGTAGATGAAACCATAGAGGAATTGCTAGATGCAATTCACTACTTAGTTAAAACTAAATCTATCTTTGATAAATTTAAAGCAGATAATAAAAGATTAAAAGCTGCTTTAGAATCATTTGAAAAGGAGTCATTTGTTGATGAAAAACCTAAAGAAGAAAGTTGAGTTAGACGTTACTCCATATCATGTTAGGCAACAGATATGGTATATGTCATTGTTGAAATTTTATAAAACTATAGAGTTTAATGAAAATATATATAACGAGTTTGCTACTAAGCTATTAGCTGGTAAGATCGACCAGAAGACTTTGAAGCAATTAGATAACTTACGAAGGAAGCATAATGAGAAGAAAAGAAAAGACTGGGAAGAAATTAAAAAGAAAAAAGCAACTCGTATGGGACTCAGTTTTAGAAACATATATAGACAAATCAAAAAAAGTTAATGGGTATTATATAAATAATGAAAGGATAAAAATATTATATGAAAGAAAATTTTGATCGTAAACAAGGTATTGGTGGTAGTGACGCTACCAGATTATACAATGGTGATTGGTACGACCTGTATCTAGAAAAAATTGGAGAGAAAGAATCAGATGATCTCTCCAGAGTTTTACCAGTACAGATGGGAGTATATACCGAAGACTTTAATATTCGCTGGTTCGAACAAGAAACAGGAATAAAAGTAGTAGGCGAACAAGTATTTATTAAATCAAAAGAATATCCATTTATGTACTGTAATATAGATGGAGTACTTCAAGAAAAGAAAGCATTATTAGAATGTAAACACACTAATGCTTTTACTAATGAAGTAAAGACAGCTGAAAAATACAAAGCACAAATACAACATTATCTTATGATATATGGTGCAGATAAAATGTATCTATCAATGTTCTTTGGTAATATGAAATGGGGACTCGTTGAAGTATTACCAGATAAGAAATTTCAAGAACAATTATTAGCTGCAGAAGTATTGTTCTGGCATATGGTACAAACAAAATCACCACCACCAGATTTTGTAGATTTTAATAATTTTGATGAACAAATAAAGGAGCATAACAATGGACGACAAATCATACCCATACTCACCAGGAAGTCAGAAAGTTGATACATCAATAGAAGCTGCTGAACTTATTAAAGCTGGTGCAGATACAATACGTAAAAAAGTATTTGATGTTATTATTAACAAAGGATCTTTTGGAGCAACTGCAGATGAAGTTGCAGATCTGTTGGCGTTAAGCTCGTTTACAGTTAGACCAAGAGTAACAGAACTATATAAACAAAATAAAATAGAAAGAAAAGATAAACGTAAAAATGCTAGTCAAAGATTAGCTTATGTTTATGTAGTTAGTAAAGATCACGTTAATAATCAATATACACAGAAAGGAACGTAATATGAGAACAGGTAAAGAAGAACATTTTTGGATATGGGATCAAGTAAAAAATACTAATCCTAAATATACAAAAGCATTTACAAAGTTTGGTGGTAAAGAACTTACTACCATAGATCCAATGTACCAGATACAAGTTATGACTGGTATGTTTGGTCCAGTAGGAATAGGTTGGTCTTATCATGTAGAGTACACTTATACAGATAAAAATGTATTTGCAGAAGTTACTATAAGATACAGAAAAGAACCTAGGTTAGATTGGAATCAATATGGTCCAGTATCATCTGTACAAGCATTGTACAAAAAGAATGGTGGACTAGATGATGAAGCACCTAAGAAAGCAATGACTGACGCTATGACAAAAGGGTTTAGTCATCTTGGTATTAGTGCTGATGTCTTTCTTGGATTATTTGACAACAACAAATATGTTCAAGAAATGAAAGCTAAGTTCGAAGCACCAAGTAATATTAAAGTCATTAATACAAAGGAGTTAAATAATGATAAACAAAGTAATGTTAATAGGAAGACTGGGAGCAGATCCAGAGATAAAACAAACTAAGAAAGGTGAATCCTTTGCCAACTTGTCTATGGCTACTAATAAAAAGTACAAAGACAAAGAAGGTCAATGGGTAGAAAAAACTACATGGCACAAGATTGTTGTGTGGGATCCAAGACTTGCAGATAATATGCAAAAATATGCAAAGACTGGTACTCAACTATATGTTGAGGGTGAATTAGAAACTAGACAATTTAAAGATTCTAATGATCAAAACAGAATTGTGACTGAGGTTGTTATACCTCGATACACAGGAAGCATTAGATTAGTTGGAGATAAACCT